TTAGAACAACCCCGCAGGCTCCGCTTGAACGTCCCAGCTAAAGATAAGCACCTCCTTAGCATCACTACCTTTGCCCCCGCCAACGGTGTATTTGATGTCCGTGGTCTCGATATGGAAACCAGCGAAGCAGCGGCGAATGTCCGGGTGGTCATTCAGACTGATGATTGCCTTGCCCTGCATTGCCCTGAGTATGTTGGCCATCTCCTCGTACTGTTCGAAACCAAACTCCACGCCGTAGCCTTCTGTCTGCCAATACGGTGGATCCATGTAGAAAAAGGTGTGGGGGCGATCATAGCGCTCGATCACCTTCTGCCAGCTGGAGTGCTCTATGTAGGTGTTAGCAAGGCGCAAGTGGGCTGCGCTAAGAGCTTCCTCAATCCGCAATAGGTTTAACCCTGGGGGCTGGGTTGTAGCCGTGCCGTACACCTGACCATCTACTTTGCCGCCAAACGCGGATTGCTGGAGGTAGTAAAACCGCGCAGCGCGCTGAATATCGGTCAGCGTCTCGGGGCGAGTGTCTTGCAGCCACTTGAACACCTGGCGCGATGACAGTGCCCATTTGAACTGGCGCACAAACTCTTCCAAGTGGTTTTGAACTACGCGATAGAGATTCACCAAGTCTCCGTTGATATCGTTTAGCACCTCCACCTTGGCAGGGTTTGGCCGCAAGAAGAAAAGAGCGGCACCTCCCGCGAACACTTCAACATAGCAATCATGCTGTGGAAACAGTGGGAATATCCGGTCAGCCAGCCTGCGCTTGCCGCCGATCCAAGGAATGATTGGGTTTGCCATTTTGGCCTCCATTGGTCGCGCTCGGGGCGCTACTTGTTGGAGGCTCAATGGCCTTCTGATGATTAAGCGTCCCGCACCGGGGGCACTTGATTTGAATTTCACTAAAACGTGCCATCGCCAGTTTACGAGAACACTTACCGCACCTTACCTCTTCCATTCTGGGCAAACCTTTTTCATTGCTGCTAAGATCGCCGCGCTCTCGCGAGAGTGGGTGGTCTTGGCCGGTTTGCAGCCCCTATCTGCGGACTGGTGGCCCAACCGAGTGTTGTCGCACCTGGTTGGGTCGCCGCTCTTTAATAAGGTACCCAAATAAAAGAAAAGGCTCTTTTGACGAGCGTCAAAAGAGCCTTTTTGCTTCACGCAAAGAACTAAACTTCAACCACCGAACTAGTCAAGTTAGGTACTTCATATCGCAACTCGCCGCCCTCGATCATCGCTTTTGCTCCCGGTTCGACACTTTCACCCTTGACCTTAATAGACACGCCATTGCGCGTAGTTACGGTGCTGGTGCCATCGCCATTATTACTGGTGACCGTCACCACCGCTCGGCCCTCGCCTTGAAGCAGTTTTTTGAATTTTACCCAAGGGTTGGCTGTACTCATGCGCGGCGCTCCAATGTAACTGATTGATAGATTTCCGCACCCCCGGCTTTCTGGACGCTGATGCTGTTAGCTATGACCAAGCCCACGTAGTCGCTGTCGGGATTATCGTGCGTCACACTGACAATCTGCCCTGGGCGCAGAACACCCGGCGCCGCACCTTGTTCCGGTATTAATACGCTGAGCGTTTCGACGACTTTATTCCCAGTTGCTGCCAGCTCATTGCGGCCCCGGCTGATTGCCGGTGCAGCTGCTGTGATTAAGTCATCCAGAACGTCAGGCATCGGATTCAGGCCGCCGGAACCAGCACGCTGAACATCAACTGAGACGCCTTGACTGACACCACTGACGAAGCATGAATCGTAAGCGGGCGCTGGCTCATAACGAGCGGAACGGCTGCGCACCATGCCGATATAAATGGCCGCATCGGGGGTCACCGTGTCCCATTGCCAAGGTGAGGTTTTATAGCGCGGTTGGATTATCCAGCTATCGTCATCCAGCGATGGAATCATCACGCCACCCGCTGCTGTCACTATTTGTGCAACGACTTGTGCGGGTGTCTTCTCTCGATAGCTAAGCGCACCGGCTGGAATGATCCAATCAGGTAAATCACCATCGCCGGACGTTGGCCATACCAGAGTAAAACCCGTGTTTTCCAATTCCGCATTGGCGGCCTGCGCTGCCGTTGTTGCACTGCTGTTTGTGTATGACCGAACGGGGGCAAACGGCGCGGCCATGTATTGGGTACGGCTCACACCTGAAATAGAGAATTTACTAGTCGGGAATTTTTCATCACTGGTATAGCGCTCAATACTAAACACCCACTCATGGGTATTAATTATCACGCGGATATCTTTCATTCCGGTCTCATCCGGGCGCACTAAATCCAGCGTGCCTTGGCCATAAACCGTACCGGTAAATTTCCAACTCAACGAGTCGATATCGACGGAAATATTTACGCCTTGAATATCGAGCGGAGTGCCGGTTGCAACGTCGGTAATTTGTAGTGTGTTCATAATGAGGTACACAATTTTTCGGGCTGGAGGGTCGATAGGATCGGGGGGAATTGGTGCGCCGGTATCTATGGGGTAAGGCAGATTCCAGTTATTCCATATGCTTGTACCTGCGCCCCAGGGAATAAGTCTGCTTGTGTCTCGCGGCGCGGCATTGCGGGCAGTGAGGGTTCTAGTGATGTCGTGCGGGACACTGGGGCGTGAGGGGCTACTGAAGCCTAAAGCCAGCCTGAGGTGATCCCTGTCGCTACCAGTAATTACACCACTTACACTTTCCAACCGAATATTGAGGGCTGTATCGAAATTGAGCGATGCCAAACGCTCACCACCATCGTCGTAAACCATCCCGGTTAGGTTCACACTGAACCATGACACCCGTTGCGCAGCATCGCGCTCTTGCGTGTTCATTATCCAGCTGCTTGTGTAATTTCCCCTATCAATACCAATTGCCACTCCCCAAGCGATTAATTGCGAGTTATCACTGATGGATGACTCTGACCAATTGGATATTTGAGCAGAAAACGCTGCTATACCGCTTGCCCATGCACCTACATTTAACCGATCAACGTGACCCGCATCGCCAAAAAACATGGTGCTATCAAGCGATGCATGAACAGCTGACTTCCAAAAGAACGCTGCTAGAAAATCAGAAGTGTGTGCCCTATTAATGTCGAGCGCGTGATCACTTTGGGCTTTGCTCGCTGCAGCCATCGGAGCGACATATTCAACTGACAAGCTCGGTGTCACCCAAGGCAATGGAGGATAAACGACCCCGATAAATGCCAACGAAATTGAGAGCGGATCTACAGGCACCACATGAGGTGACTGCAGATTTAAGTTGATATTATCCCAAGGCTCAATTACATAATTCATGGGCTAATAACATCTGCCTTGAGTGGCCCAGAGGCGACTGGCCGATAGTAGGGTTTTGGCGCAAATGTCACGCCGCCACTGATGACATTTGATGAGGTTGACCAAACAGGTTCAGTGGATCCGGTGGTGCCCGCGACAGTAACCTGATAGACATATCCGTTAGGTGTGGTCGGGTGCACAATATTGCCCAGGTTAATGGGCGTAGAGGGTACAAACGCGTTACCGTATTCATCCATAGCAAGCGCAATAACCGCTCCCGTCCAGCCGGTATATTGAATTTCAAACGTACCGTCGCCGGCGCTTGTTCCACTAGCTAAAACTTCTCGGCCACCGGATTTATTGTCGCTAATAACCAACACATCTCGCGACGCTGGAACACCATCGACGGTGACAGTACCGGCGATGCGCGCCTCGCCACTACCACCTACTGCAAGGCCTGTGTTATCCACCATATAAACCGTCAGTACGATGTCTGAGGCTAGATTTACATTAATGGCTATCAGTGCCTTGCTGTTATTTTGAGTTACCCCAACCAACGTGATGACGCTGGACAAAACCTCTATAGGTAATTTGACTGGGGCACCGCGCTTCAAAGCCACTTGTATGCCCGTTGGATTACCAGCTGAATAGTGCAAGAGCACCATGTTTTGGGGAGGCTCATTGCCAATCACCTCAACATAAAGCTCTGCCCATTGTATTGAGCTACTTTCTATCCACTGGGAGGGAGGCGATGTCCACATCACGCCCACCATTCTTGCTGCGTGGTTACAGCAGTGTTTGACGCAGCGATTCGCAGCGCCAAAACTAACCAACTCAGGCCATTTATATTGAACACCTCTAGGTTGGATGTTGTCGCGTATTCTGCAGAATAATACTGCCAAAAATCAGCTGTGCCTGGCGGAGCGAAACAACCAATGCCGGGGAATGTCGCAAATGTATACCTTGACTGACTTGTTGGCATGCCGGCTGGCGATGGTCTATCTGCCCCGTTGTAGACCGCAAATAAAGGTGCAACAAGTCGTACGGAATCTTTTGTATTCCATAAAGAATTTCCTCCCTCAACAGTAAATCTGGCTACTTCAAACTCCGTATTGGTTGCTGGTATTAAGTTAAGAGGGGTTCGTAAACCAATAATCTTGTTCATATTGCCACCAGCGCCCGAAGAGGCGGACGAACTTGCCACTGATTGAGCGTCATACATTAAAAAGAAATTACCAAATTGACTGGCTGGCCAGCCAAGTGACTTTAAGGCACCGAAAAAAAATTTTGGATGGTAAATTGTTGAAATATTGGTGTTGTCGCCCGGCTCAGCAAGTGGACTGTTCAGCGCGTAATGAAAACTAATCCAAGCTGATTTACTGTCTGCCACCACTGACCATTGCGCATTTAGCGTATCTACAAGCATCGACGAAAAAGTATTACCTACCACCTGCGTTGGTGATGCCGACGGTAACTTTGCATTCTGTCCGGCCCAGCCGTTAATGCCCGTGCTCACAGCGGTGTTCCATGCTGTGTCAAACAATCTGCCTGTACCCGGCGTAGTAATTGCGTCCCAAATAAAAATACCAACGGACGTGGTGCCCCAGGTCACAAACTCTATTACACCATTGCCATTGGTTATCGCTAACCGAGGGGCATTTACGGTCGTATCTTCGTAGACAATAGTCCAACCGGCAGCGGTTTTACTGCCATAACCGGTGACTAGGCACGCTTTAATAATGTCCATGAACCATTTGGCGCCGTTATAGTTCGCGTTCGCTGGTTTTGCAGGAGCACCTGCATCGTTGTATCTGTATAGGGTGGCCATTAGTTGTGATCTCCACGCAATTCAATTTTCAAAGAGTCATCGTCCACAGTTGCTTGCCCCGGTAATACTGTGCGAATAAGCCACAAAGGCGCAGCTGCTGCATCGGTATCGAATCGCACCGTATTTCCAACCTGCCAGCCCGCGCCCCAGCCATTAGAATTAATGCTGAAATAAGGAGTTCCAGTTTGAGGGTTGGTAGGGCTGAAATTTGCGGCTGTACTACCCGATGCAACCAAACCACGCTTTTCAGAAAATAAGTTGAAGGCTGTTGTCGAGGTGAAAACAATTTTCCACCTATCGGGAACACTGCCGCGATTATCAATGGCGATGGGATAAACGATCAGATTGTATTGGGCACCAGTAACTGTGCCAGTGCCGTTATAGCCAGGATCAGTTGTATAGCTCACCCAGTTTTTAACACGCCCACGCAAGTTCCCTAAATAAACCGCTGAAGCAACCCACGTCTCATCCGCCGGAAATGCGTGATACAGAGGTTGTGCAAGTTGGAGGGTGCCATCGATCCGCGCCTCTGTGCAGAGCGCCATATCGTCAATGCGATGCACATAAAACAAATCACCTACGAGCGCATTGCTCTCAGCATCTTGTGCGACAAATGGTGTGGCCAGCGTTGCGATACCAGTCTCTTTGTTTAGAACGTATTGCGCTGGATCCAATCGGGTACCGACTGAATCTTCAAACCAGGCATCGTGTAAACGATCACGCCCGGCATCGACAACTAACCCTGCCGCTGGAGCATTTACCAAATCTTTTTTGGTGTGCGTAATAACCAGAATGTCGGCATCACGCAGAATGGGAACGCGGCCATCAGCAGGTAGTCTCACCGGGTCTAAACCGAGAATATCTGGATCCAGAGGCACTTGTTTGTAAGAGACCGCGTTATAAAAAACAGTGGAGCCAAGAACGGGCTTGGGAAACTGAATATCAGCAATACCCTTTTGCAAATCAACCGAGCCGATAACACCGTCACCTGACAACATGCCCTGGTTGTCAGCCTGCGCGTTGAATTGCTCCTCTGTCTCAATGTCAGTAGCGCGAACGTTAAATCCATTCGGACGCAGCGGGGCTGCATCGGTTCGGAAGCTGGTTGTTTTGATGACACTCCAGTCATCACCTGTGACGCAAGCTATCGCGGTAATGGATGCTGTTATCGGACGATCTACGTAATTGTCGATTACACACTCGCTAGACTCGTAGTTGATAGAGCCGCTCAGGATTCCGGCACCCGTTGTTGTGTTGTAATTGCGCAATAAACCGCCTTGGCCATCGTCAAACCACAGTGAACCCGAGATATTTAATACGACACTACCGGGCACTACTGGGCCAGTCTCTGTTAAATAGAATCGCCAGGGTGCCTGAATCAGATTTCTAACATCGGTTTGCGCTTGTGGGGTATCAGCAGCCAGTTGGTAATTAACAGTAACATCACGCGCACGTATTTCTTCATACACAGACGCGCTGGTAAACTTTGTCGCGTTAGTGCGTTGTAGCCCCACTTGGCTCATTGTGATGACAGCACCAGTTGCCATATTAATTACTCCTGATTTTCAAAAAAGCGGTTCCCACTATGGTGATTACACCGGTGGCATAGTTAACAAATCCGATGGCTTCACTGGTAAGGCGTTGTGCAATGATGTTGCCGTTTCCGTTGTCGCGAACGGAATAAAGTTCATCAACAAAACTGGCCGATAGCTCAACACCATTTGAGTCACGGATTACCCTGCGAACAGATTTAATTAAGTCAAAGTTAATCGATCCTGGCTGAATGTTTGGCGCAGTGGTGAGGGTTATATCTGCGCGGTTAGTGTTCGCTGGAATCGCCACCACACTCGTCAAATTAGTCGTATTTTTATGTGTGTAATTTATCGTCCATCCATCGACGGGAGTGCTTGTGGCCGTTAAGCTGATTCGGCCTGCTGCGTAGTCAATAGTGCCTGTCGCATCACCCGAGATAATGCCTTCACCACCAACATCGCTAGCTGTTTTGGCGCCAGCGCCAGCTTCCCAGCTAATAGATACAGAACCAGGCACAACTTTTCCGTTAGATAGAGATAGGTTTACGGGTGAAGTGTCGCTATAGGTTTGGCCTAGTGCATTGCTGTACATGGCGCCCTCAGTCCAACGGAAAAAAATTACACTGCTTGCGTCCGGCTGCGCCTCCAAAGTAAGTACTACAGAACCTGTGATGTAATTAACCTGACCAGATCCATCACCAATTAATAAGCCTGTGCCATCGTCATTTAGCTCATACCATTTGCCTAAATACTGATAGGCGGCATTGAAGGTAGTGGGTGCTGGTGGCGGATCCAGCGTAAGCACGTAGTTAAAGTTTCTATTGGTATCGTCGATTTCAATCCGCCCCGTATTGGGCAGTTGCTGACGCAGTGCACCTGGTTTGTATGTCAGTGTCACGGTAGCGTTTACCTGAGAACCTGCCCAGGCAATCAGCCCACTTCGGTAGTTAATTACAGTCCCTTCTAATGTGCCCGTTGAACCTGCTGCAGTCACAAAGGCCGCACCTTTATCCGTGTACGCCGTGCCACCAACTGTCAATGACATTGAACCTGGAACGATTGCCGTAGGGAGCTGACTTGTTGCCCCTGAAGCAACATTGACAGAGATATTGATTGCGTCATTTGACGATGGAATCACTTGGCTCAGGAAGCCACCGGGACGCTGATCAATTACAGGGGTTTCACTGGATGCGGTGGGAATAATTGGTGCAAATGTTTCAGCAACCCGAATGCTGGTAGCTCCTGCTAATGATGCATTTTTTAATGTACTAGTACCGTAATACTTCGCGGAGTTTGCTGGCTGGGTGCTGTACAAACGACTGGTATTGCTCGGAGCTGGCGATGGATCGTTTGCCGGGTAATCACGCTGCAATTCAGATGAAAGCTGCAAAACATACTGGGTCGCGTCAAACGTGCGTATATCCGCCCCGCTAACCGCATAGGTAAAACGCTCGTTGGTAGTAATAACGTTCACCACTTTTACAAATTGTTGCGTAGAAACATTATCTCCAGTGCGCAACATATAGGTCTCGCCAATTTCGGGTGCTCTGATGCTGTTTAATTTTGGGGCGTAAACAATTAATGAGCGCTGACCACTGAGCTGAGTGCCACGTAGATGCAATCCCGTAACCGGCCCCGGCACCACAAACGACTCTATACGAGACCGAGCAGCTGCGCGCTGGTCATAAAAATCTTCCGTGGTGAACAACAATGCGCTCACATTGGGATCCTGCGGCTGCGCACTTAAAATTGCGTGGGCATCCAAGTACAAGTCAGCCGTTGCGGTATCTACTTTCAAAAATGCTTTACGCAGGCTCACATCACCGTAGGTGCGATCCACACGCGAAATATCTTCAAATAAATTATTAATGTCTCCATCAATAACCGGTAAACCAGTCATTTGGCCGCCGCCATCGGATTCTTCCGTCAGCCGCTCTGACTGCATCAATTTAATATCGTTACTGGTAATTGCCACGGTTATTCTTCCTCAGCTGTTGGTTCAACGGTCAATAAGCGAATAGTTACTTTGTACTGCCAATTGGGGTCATTGGCGGCCAGAACGTAACCGTCTACGGGTTTTGCATCCACGGCCACTCCGCGTGAACGATCAAACACCACGGTAAATTCGCGGCCATCTGCCAGTTCTAATTGCATGGGGGCGGTGGTAGCTTCCAGTGCAAACAAGGCATCTACTAAAAACCGGGGTAACCAGCTTTCACCTAAAGTGATGGGGCGGCCAAATTTTTTAACACCGCCTTGAACGATCAAACCACCAGTGAGACTACGCTCTTGCGATTGTTCCACCTGGTTGTAACTGAATTCGTCCTGCCATAAAAAATTGTCGGTAATGTCTACGCCACCCAAAATCATTGTGTTGACCTCAATCCTGCTTCACTTAAAAAATTCAATAGGCTATTAACATCATCCGCCGAGCCAGACAGGCTTGCGGTTTTGCCACTGGGCAATGCAATTTCAATCCGCTGTACGTTCGTTGGAGTTTGCTGAGACTGTGGTTGGGGTTGTTGCTGTTGGTTTTGTTGCTGCTGTTGTTGAGCAGCAGTAGCAGCTTCCTCTGCTTTGCGAGCCAATTCGTTAGCCTTGGCTTGTTCCTGAGCTTGTTTTTCTTCCTGTATTTTTTTCTTGTTCAAGTCGTAAATTTCTTGAGCCACACGTAGTGCTTGTTGAGCATTAGCAATTGCATCTTTGTCGCCTGTACCTTTGGCCTCTTCGAGTTTTGCATTCAAGTCTGCGATTCGCGCCTCATAGGCTAACTGAGCCACGCGTTCGGCATTGCCTTGCAGGTTTGCCAACTCGCTTTGCAAACTGTTGAGAGTGCCGAGTGTGGATGCGCGGAAATTGTCCATCTGTTGTTGTGCAGATTTGATCTGGTTTTTCAGCGCGGAGAGGTCGGCTTGATTTAAAAGGCTGGTGGAACTGGCGGCGCCGCGTGCAGAGCTAATAAAGTCTCGGGCGGAAATAGCACCATCTGCATAGGCTTGCTGCAATTTTTGCAATGCCAACTGTTGCTCTGCGTATTCTTTTTTGACGATCTCGGCATTGACCATCGTGTCGCGTAAGTAGCGACTGATGCCGGTGAAGTCAGCACCGAGCGCAACCTTTTGCAAACGGTCAATTTCATTAGTGGCGTCACTGATTGATTGCTTCAGTTCAGCAAAATCACCGGTAATTGGAGCCGTGTTAGGCCGTACCCCTTGCAGCTTTTCAAATGCAGCTAACGCCGCTGGCCCCAGGGCTTCAATTTCGCCGCGCAGCTCTGCATAAACATCCTGCAACCATTTGGCAGCACCACCGACAGTCTGCATTTTTTGTGCAGCATCGTTGGATGCGACAGAGATCATCCCCCATGAGGCGGCGGCCTCTTTGTTTGCATCAGTTGCAGCTTTCTGAGCATTCGCATTTGTCAGAATGTTGTTGGCTTGTTGATTCAACTGTGCGTTTAGCCCGATCAATGCCTCTTGGGTGATTACGCCGTCGGCAGCGAGCTGCTGCAGAGCAGATCTGGTCGCATCAATTTCCTGTTTTGTATCCAAGCTTTTGAGCGTCGCAAGCAGGCCAGCCTTTAGAATTTTATTGGTGTCTTCGCCTGCAACTGAGGTCTCATTCAGTTTCTGTGCGAGTTGTGTAAAGTTAGAAATGGCAGCAGCGCTGTCAGCATCAATACCAGTGAGTACTTCACCAACATCAACACCCAAACGCTGTGCAGCCGCGCGCATGTCGCCATCCATAAGTGCACTGAGCGCACTTAAACTTGCCTGGGCACCGCTGGCACTGCTTTGTACTTTTTTCAGTGCATCTTCTATAAACCCACCAAAGCTTGAATACTGCTCATTGCTCAGGCTTTTCAAAAATGCAGCTAAACCGTTTTGTAGTTGGTCTTTTGTGGCCGCACCTTCAAACGCAATATTTTGGATGGCAGTTGCAAGCGCTTGAATACCACCTTCGCCACTTGCAAGCGCTTCCGCACCAATGGCCGCTATCGCTTCAGTGACATCGCCGCTCGTGCTTTTTACTTGGGAAAATTTGGCCAGCAGAGCATCGACCTGTGCTAGGTAATTTTGGCGCTCTTGCTGCGCCAGCTTCATCGCGTCAACATTTGCACGCTCGGCTTTTTCCGCTTCGGTGATCTGATCCGTAGCCAAACGCCATTTGCCGGTATAGCTATCGATGGCTACAGCACCGGCATCTTGTGCAGCGATAATTTCATCGAGTGATTTAACGGCCATACCAGTTTGCTGATTAAATTCAGCAATTCGATCTGTCGCTTCTGATTGGGCCTTGGCCTCTGCCGCTTGTGATTGAGCGACTCGGGCTTTGGCTTCGCGCAGCTGGTTATAGGCCGACACCGCTTTGGTGATCTGATCCAACACAAAAACCCAAGGCAATGCGCGCATTGCATTTGCCAGCAAGCCTGTTTGGGTAGTTGCCGTTTTTTTGCTGTTGGTTAATTCGATAAAGTTGCGCGCAAGATTTTTAGTATCGTTCGCATACTCCACCAGTTTCATAGCGGCATAAGCTTTTGCCAGTAGCGCAACGGTACCGATGTTATCTTTTATCGCCAGCACTACCGCTTTTGATGATTCAGCAACCGAAATAAAACCATCGCTAATACGCTGCGCCCACTCCTTCAGTTCGCCAGTAGCTTTCAGCTCCTGGATGTAATCAATCAGTTGACGCAATTGATCCTTGGCATAATCCAACGCACCTGATTGAGCGATCTCATTTAAAAAGAGTTGCCATTCGTCGGTGAGGTTGGAAATATAGCCTGACAGCAGACTCATGTTCTGCGCAGCAGCACCTGCACTTTGCCTGCCCATTTCATCGATCAATGCTTTGATAGTGTCGCGACCAAGCAAACCGGCCTCGGACATTTTTTGCAGTTCTGCGGTATTTTTACCGGTGACTTTAGCGAGCAAATCCCATACAGGAACTCCGCGCTCCACCAGCTGCATAATCTCTTCACCCTGCAGCTTTTGTTTTGCCCAGGCTTGCCCCAATGCCAGGGAAATACCCTCTACCGCTTCATAGCCTTTGCCCAATTTTGCAGACTGATCCACGATGGCTTGCATAGAACCATCCAAAGGATCAAGCCCAAAGTTTTTTAGCCGCAGGAATGTGTCGGTTACTTCTTGCAGTTGGAGGGGCGTGTTTCTGGCAAAGTCTTTTACCCATGCTGTGGCCTGTTCGCCAGCGGCTAACGACCCCATGGTTTGATTCATCTGCAGTGACAGGCGCTCGAATTGATCGCCGGTATTCAGCATGTCACGCAATGCGTTTTTGATTGTGTTGATACTAACTGCAGCCGCGGCAAGTCCTAGCAGACGTTTAGTGAGCGCGCCAATGGACGTGCCTGCTTTAACGCTCGCAGCATCAACATTATTTAATTCTGAGTTGGTGCCTTTTAATTCCTGGCGCGCTGTTTCAATTGGCTTGCCCGCTGCGTCATAGCGTTGCGCTAATTTACTTGCAGCGGTACCGGCTTTATCTGCAGCAGCAGCGCTTGCGTTTGCAGAACTTGCAATGCCGTCAATCGCACTGTCTGCATTTTTCAGTGAAGTGGATGCATCGCGCGCATTTTCGCTAACGCCATCTAGCGCTGAATTTAATTTACTGGTACCGGAGCTGGCACTGCTCGCATCACTACCAAGGTCTTTCGCTGCTTCGCCCAGGGAATCAACAGACTTGCTTGCATCAGCACTGGTGGTATCTAAGGCTTCAACGTCTTTGCGGAATTTAGATACAACATCGCCAGCCGCGTTTTTGGCTTTAATGATGAAGTTAAGAACTGAATCTTTTACGGCCATGCTGAATCCTGAATTAAAACTTTATGCACTAACAAAAAAGGCACCCTGCGGTGCCTTCTGTGATCCGCCGCAGCAGATTGGAGTTGATCTGCGCATTAGGTTGCCTGCGCAATACGCATGTATTTCGATAAGCCCGAACCGTTGACGGTATTGGAACTCAACACATCGAAGCTCAAGGGAATTTCACCAAATTCAGAGCCGAGGAAAGCGAGGCCGCTGGTAGGCGAAAACTTAATGCGGTGGTTTGTGATGGCGACTGGCTTACCAGATTGCGCATCATTCACACCATCGAAGTGGAGGCGGAACTCCTGACCGGAAGCAACTAAGGCTTCCATGATTGCACCGACTGCTTTGGTGTAAGAGACCTTCACACCGGTGTTGTTGATATCACCATCGCCATTTACGACAATACCGGTAGAGGTAATGGTGTAATCCTCATCAACGGTGAGCGCGGCATCAGCAGCCGTTTTAATGGTAATAGGCTGGCTATGGTCGATAGGAAAATCGAACGGGATTAACTCTCCATCGACTCCAGCGCATTCATGCACTTCGTCGTTAACGGTTCCGGCTACTACTGCAGTCACCGCACCACGCAGTGCAAGTGCAAGGTTTTTGGCCGTGAAGTCATGCAGAACCACACTACCAGTAAAGCTGCTGATTTTACTTTGCACGTTCGCATTACCGCCGCCGGGTGTCATGTAATTTGGCAGCTCTTGTTTTTCTTCATCGAATGCATACTCAAGTTGGCTACAGTTACCAATATTGAGTAAGCCGCCAGCACTGCCGATTAACTCCAAGTAAATGGCACCAACACCGATATAAGACATTTCTTGATGTTTAACTGAAAAAGCCATGTTGGCCTCCTGATGAGTTAATAAAAAATTTTGTGGTTAAACGTTTAATTGCCGACGGTGTAACTAGTGCTAAAAACATCGAGCCACAACAGATTGGTTTTGTCGTAATCCAAAACATTTCCCTCTATCCAACGACACGCATCCAAACAGCCCTCTGGTTGCCACCCCATTAATGCTTTGCGCACACGCCCGATTACGGGGCCGATATCTTGTAGAGCTGCCGCACCGGTGGTATCCCGGTAATTCCTACCAACTGAAATAACTCCGAATGTGACCTCAGCAATTGCTTTTTTAAGTCCTGCGGGTTTATCCGCACTTTTGTTTCTCTCTTTTGAAGTCACAACGTACAAGGTGTTGTGCCTAAAGCTGCCAACTCGCTCTACAGCAGCGTACTCAGCTGCACCGAATACTTTTTCAAAATTAAATTGCGGATCACGCAACCGATCCTGAATTAACTCAGCGTTAAAAAAATCCATATCAAAAATCCTTCAGTGCATCGCGCATGCGGCTGCTGCCTTTGCATACTTGCGGCATGCCAGCACCGGTTTCCACTACTTCATCATCCGCGCCCAGAGAAAGCTTTCCGCTCGCGGTTTGTTCAAGTAGGCGCAGCGCATCTTTGTAATCGCGCACAATAATGTCGTCGCTCTCGATGCTCCTCCGGTTTTTGTGCAAGTAGTAACGAGTGATCGCGCGACTCCATACAACTACCAAACGCGGTACAGGAACCAGCGGGAGTGAATAACCTGCTTTGCGTAAGTAGCCGTCAATCACGCCGTCGGCATCGGCCACTGCATCCTCAATACGTGCCAGTGCTTCATCGGCGTGTGCTACTTGCTCTTCATCAAATGCACTACGGTCACCACCACTTAACGTCAGTGCCATTAATTCGTAAGGCACCATGTCTTTGGCTTCATCGCTCGCCACTTCAGCCAGCTCACGTGAGCCGGGGCGATCAAGCAACTGTTGGTGGGTGATGTAAGGCATGTTCAATCTCGAATAGGTGCTGCACCTGGGTTGTGCCAGTGCAGCGTTCTTTGTCGGGCTACCCAATCACTACTCACAACAACAGTGGTCAGGATTATCGAGCCGCCCTAGGAGCAACCCGACACGCCCTCTCGGGGTTATTCTTCTTCCGGTACCGCAAACTCAATTGCAGTGATGGCTTCAATCAGTGCATCTTTTTTCATTTGATCTGCACCGGCGACTTCCAAATCAATTGCAATTTTTTTCAGTGCAGCAGCGCTCAACTTATTCAGCTCTACTACACGGCCATCTTTAGTGACTACACCGGTGAGCGTTGCAGTGGGTTCACCATCGGCTTCTTTGATCGAACCATTGGCGAGTAGCGATTTAATTTTTTCTGCGTTCACACCATCTGGCAGCGGTTGTTCTGCTGAAATAATTTGTTTGCCGATGGCAATGGCGCAGAGTGCGATGTAATTTTTTTTGCTCATGGGGATTACCTGCTGAGTGTCAGAATGGTTTTGTTAGAGGTTCCCGTCCTTGGGTGTCATGGCTGACTCGATTAGCCGCTGAACGCAGCACCGGCACCAATAAACAGGTAGCCCGCATCTGCACCGGCAATGACAGGTGAATACTCGTTGTTGACGGGATACATCCAAGACTTGTTGCTGTTTTTATACCAAGGTTGCTCAACGGCAGGGTTGCCTGTCAGGGTGTAGGTGTAACCGAACGACGGCAGCGCGTTATTCATGCTGCCAATTTCGGTGTAAGCAAGCACCGCATCCGCACCCCACGCCGCCACAGAGGTGCCGCTGCTGTTGATGTATTTAGTGCGGCCCACAGCGATTTCTTCGATGTCGAGTTTTGCCGCAAGCATCGCAGGAGTGATGATGAGATCTTCAACTTCACCGCGTGTGAATAAACCAAGCGTATGCGGGTTGAGAATAAGTGCGCGCCAAGCAGCACCAGACAACACGAACTTGTTTGGTTCAAAACCTGTCTCATCCGCGACTTGTTCCATGCCGAGTTTGATGCCAGTCACAGGGCTAACATCAGGGTTATTCCAGCTGGATGCAGTTAAATCAATTTTATTTCCCGATGCATAACGGCTTGCATCCCGCGCCAATGTCGCCTGCTCAATTTCTTGCGAGCGACGAATCACGCTCATTGCGTTATTAACAGCACCTGTACCCAAATCAATACCAGGAATTGCATCCGCATCTCGCAAGTGTTCACGAGGAACTTTACCGTTCACACTGTCTTGCACCAGCGCATAAGGTTTACCCGCATAGCCAAAATCAATTTCAGCAACATCTCCACCGGGTGCGCGGCGCAAGTTATATTTCCGCCAGCTGTCTTTGTTGAACTCGATAACCTGACCGCCGGATGCGGTGACCGGTACAACGGGGAATAACAAATTGCCCACAAAACGTGGGTCTTTATAGCCACGCGCCACGGTAGATAAAATCGGATCGACTACCCGCACTTGCTTGTTGTTCATTGACATTTTCATGCCCTCATAAAATGTGATTTAAATTCGCAATACTGAAAACTGAAAAGCGTTATCGGTTATGGCGCTGGTTGCTTGTCGATGAGGATCTCTACTGGCTGATCCGCACCGGCACCGAACAACAAAATGCCCATGCTCACACCGGTGGTATGGGCAACCACTTTGCCACCGGTACCTACTTGCACACGTGCGCCGGCGGTCAGTGCCGCTCCGGCAATGGCGGTAGTAGTGCCCAACACATCCACGGCAAAATCTTCACCTACGGCGGCATCGTGAGTGGCAAAGCCCACTGCATCCGCTCCGGCAGCGGCAATCGCACCCGCAGCGGTTACAGCTAAAAATTTTCCAATCACCGCAGTGGCATTTCGGGTGATGGTAAGAACAGGTTTTTTCTGCGTACTCATGGTGGTGCCCTCAAAATATTAACGAATAGAATCTGCTCGCCTCTGGGCAAAGCAGTACTGGCTATGCGCGAACTACCTGAGCAGCTTGGGCATAACTGATGTTGTGTTTTTCCGCGTGTGCCTGGATCTTGTTGTGCAGCTCCAGTTGTTTTGCATCCACACTGAATCCGTTAGGTGCTGCAAAACTGGAAGTCTCTTGGGAACCGTCTTCCTCACGCGCTGAGTGCTCCGCAAAATCCACTCGCGGTGGCAGCTTGCTCAAAAAATCACGCAGTACATCGGCAGTGGGTTGGGTAACAGTTTTGCCATCACCATCGGCAAAACTCACCTCTTGGTCAGCAGGTAATGCAGCCAACACCGCAACGATTCCGGTTTTCTCTACCGGCAACAGCTTTCCACTTTTAATCAGCCCTTCAGCGAACGAATCAATTTCATCCTCACGAGCTTTCTTTTCTTTTTCAGCCAGCGCTCTTTCACGGGCATCGAGGTCTTTTTGCTTATCCGCAAAACTGGCTTGGTCTTGTTCCAGTTTTTGTTTTTGTTTATCGAGTTCGGCTTGGTCTGGTGTGCCCATGGTTGGCTCCTGTGAGTCGGCAAAATTAATGGTGATGAGATCGGCATCGTCTGCATCAGCAAACGACGGTTGTTTTAAACCGGGAACTGCAGGGGGAACGGCACCCAAAAAACCAATGTGGCGTAAGTAGTAAACGCCAGGTACTGGGTTACGTGGATTGGTTGGTGACCAGAAGGATGCGCTGATGCTGTCGTAACGCTCGTTATTCACCGCATCTGCAAATGCAGGGTCAACATTCGCAGGTTCAGCGAGCACTACGTTGTTGCTGCTGAGCGAAAGTGAAACAGCATGGCCATAAGCTGGATCGTCAATACGCGGGTGACCAATAACGAGTGGCGCTTTGTGTTTTGCAATATCGTAAGCGGCAACTGTCGCGGCAACATCCGATGCACTGAAGGTAAGCTTCGCACCTTCCACTGAAACGAAAGTACCTGGGCGGAAAATTTCCAGAAGTTTTTTGGCTGCTGCCATGAGGTTTGCTCTCAACCGTTTTTAATGTATTGAGAGCAGATTACGCAGGGGTTTCGGTTTTGTATTTTGACGCCGGTCAAAACCTTTTAGGTGGGTATTGCGCGAATGAATGCAGGGGGAAGCAAACAACGCATGACTTTACGCGCGGGAAGCCCCCTGAATCGTTTTATAAAACGGGGGCTAGGCAAATCTGGTGCATCCGTGCCGGTTTTGCCTGTGGCGCAACACAGGCGATTTGAAGCGGCATTCTTTTACTGCTCCAAATGTTCACTTAACAGCTGCAAAATCTCTTCGGTATCAGCATCACTCACACCGATCAATGGTCGCGCTTTTAATCCGGGGTGATTCACTTTCTTAACCACGGTACCGCCGAATGCCAACGCCTTTTTGGTTTTAGGTTTAATGGTGTAGGGCTTGGTACCAAAATGATGGTGTGCAGCATAGGGCACATTGGTTCCAAAATTTAATTCGTTGTTGCCAATTTGATAGCGAAAACTTTTTTCCAAATACCCATTCAGAACCAATATGCGATTTTTGTTCCTGGCTTTGTCCCGCTGATAGCTTGGGCTAAGTGGTGCCCAGGGTGTGCCGTCTGGAGCAACCTGATCTTTAAAGCGCTGATTGTGCGCAATTATCAAATACTCACCGATATCCTGTAGCGCTGGATTCAGGTCACCCAACTTTTCCTGCAGCTTATTTAATAAATCCTGCGCAGCAGAGTTGTCATATTCAAGGGTTGCACCTGTCATCGTTGAGTCCTACACTAGTGTTAACTGCTCAGGGGCCGGCCACCGGTAATTTGACCACCAACCTGAGTGGACGACGCGGGTACCGGCCCGCGTTTTTTATTCCTCTCGCCGGTACAGGCGCACCCCAATTCGCAAATCGTCTAAATCGCCAAACTCATTTACAAACGCTGTTACACCTGACCAGCCATCGTCACCCATTTCAAATACGGCGAGAGTGGGCACATCTGAGCCTGGTAATTGCAAGCGGGTCACATAGCGGCGGCGCACAACGGTTTTCTTCTGTGCGAAATGCCATTCCAACCTTACCCAAATTTCGTCTGGCTCTTTCAGTGCAGAGGCGAGTAGTTTCATGTACTGCCCACGTCCATTTTTATCGGCTTTGATTTCGCCCGTGCGGCTGGTGGTAAACATAGCCTTGCCAATCACCAAACGCTCGCCTATCACATCCGCGAACACCGCTGGCTCATCCAGGGTTGCACCGAACTCGGTTAAAAATTCCGTGGCGTATTGTTCGGGTGTTAAGTCGGTTGGCAGCAGTGCATCGGTATTTAATTTGCGCGGGGCTGGCAATTCGCTGCGGGGACGCGTGTTAGGCAAACCGTTACTGCCTGCGCTACCTTTCACCGGCGGGAACGGCACCTCGGGCGGTATAGCGCTTTCCAACCGTGATTTGCCTGGCACATGTTCAAAGCCCGGATCAATACCCTTGGGTACACGCACCCTGGTTGGGCCATTCGGGCTACGTTGACCAATCTCTCGCGTTTCCCATTCCACTTCTGGGGCTTCACCAATTTGTAAACCCATGCGTTTGATGTCGCGTTCATTAAGCGCTTGCACACGACAGTCACAACCCCAGCCATTGGTTGGATAGTGGGTTTGCCACCAAGGGTCGTCATACCGCAGCACTAAATTATTCCAACTTAAATGGTCATGCCGTGGGTTTTCACTGCCACTGTGAACGTAGCGCCAGAATGGGCGGCGCGCACTCACTTCCTGCATTTGCTGATAGCGGCCAGCCATGTAGCTGCTGTTTAAATTGGTTTCATAAATTACACGGCTGCGCCAATTGCGCCCACCGTTGTAACTCCAACCGTGCTTTGCAACGATGCTGTCAAAATCCTTGCGGAAGTCCTCGAGCGTTCCGCCTTCGGCAATCACTTTTTCCACTGCAGAGCGAAAGTCAGAAACAATGGCGTTGCGGTTTGCACCGGCCACCACAAATGCCCAATCATTCTGCTTACTGTAAATGTCAGTCCAGCTTTGCGTAGGCAAATTCAGCTTGCGACGAAAGAATTCAATTTGTTCCGCAAAGGGTAAGCTGACCGCCTCAATTGCCACGGCTCACCTCATCCATAATGTCGCTGCGGCCATTTAATTCGGCAAGGCGCAGCACATCGGCCATCACCGCTGAATACTCAGCAATACTCATGTCAGGCAGCAGCTCGGCAAGGCCATCGCGAATTGCTTCCAAACTTTCGGCATTCATTACCAGATCGCGGATGCGGTTAATCCATACGTCAGTAACAGATTGAAGCTTGTCGTCTGCCTGATCTGTAAGTGTTGTTGCGCGCTCGGTATCTGGATCGGCAAATTCGGCTTTGCCTGGCAATGGTTCTGGTACCGGCTTCGGCTCCGTAACAACATCACCCAACAACCGTTCGATTTGCTCTTTTGAAATTGCAGGGAAGCCAACTTCAATGAGTGCGTAAGCGCGTGCGCGATCCAGTTGGCCTTGCTGCACCAGGGCAATCACATCAGACAGTGATTTGATTTGTGCCCCATTAAGCGCGGTTTGCTGCGGCGATTCCAGCATGCTGGTATCTAACGGCTGTTCTGTCGTTTCAGGTGCATCGGTTGCGTTTGGAGGTGGTTGTTTACCATCGCCCCCCGGTGGCGTAGTGTTGTTTTGCTTTTCCCAACCTTCACCATATTGCTCGTGAATGTATTCGAGCGTTGGTTTAAAACCCATTTGATAAATTTTGGTATCGCGATCTGCACGCGCTGCCAAATCTTCGTCGGGATCTGTCACGCGGTAAACATGTGGCGGTTTCGCTCCGGGGAAGTTGTACTCGGTCAACCAGGTAACAACCGTTTCGTTAAAGCTCTCGCATACCAAATCTGCATCAGCACGAATCAAGTCTGCACGCACATCGCCTTGCAGATCGTCGTCGCCCAAACGCCCAGGAGTGCCCTGAGTGCTTGCGGTTTGCCCTAGTATAATTTTTGCGATGGCGGCATCCATGTATTCGCACAGCTTCACATAGTCCGCCGTGCCGCTGCGTGCGGCCTCAAGAAATTCTATTTCCATTCCTTGGGGAATGGTGATGCCTGTGTCTGTTGCGATGGCTTCCAGCGCATCCAGCAGCTTGCGGCGCTCTTCATTCGTGGCGTTGGTTGGGTGTTTGCCCACTGTAGTCGGCTGGCCAAAGCGCTCCAAAAAGATCATCCAGTATTGAATGCCCGCGCGTTTGAAAAACACAGGCCAGTAAAGCCAATGCGCTAAACCTAAACCGTAGGGTTCGTCGTCATGATCTGCACCAGTGCAGAAGCTCCAGAATTTGCGATCAGGCAGCAGCTCGCCTTCCGGGTTGGAAAAGGTTTTCAAACGCAAGTTACCAAAACCATCAAAGCCGAAACGCACGCGGTCACGCACTTTAAGTTTATCGACGATGATATTTGCACCATCGCGCCCCCACATAATTTCTGCAGCGGCATAGCCGTAGTAAACACCGAACAGCATTTTGTCAGTGGCATTATCAAACGCCATCGCCTTGATTTGCTCACTCATAAAGTCAGCGGCTTTTTTGTCTGCACGGCTTGTACCGCCTGCATCCACTTGCAGCTCTTTTGCGATCACTGCCAAACGGCGCTGAGCGAAGCATGATGCAACTTGATCATCGCGCAGCACTTCCTTGTAGATTTTGTAATCACCACCACCGCGCAATTGCAGTACTGAGTCAGTGGGTTGCTGCAACATAAATGGGTCTACGTAGCCGCGCGTAATATCGCGTCCATCGCGTGTGGTCGCTACTTCGCGCATCTCCGGGCGCGATGAACTCTTGGGTACCAAAATGCCTTCTTTTGTTTGTTCGTAGTTCACTAGCGGAACCCTCCAGTATTGGTGCGGCGAGTGCTGCCGGTGCTGCGGTACCCATCGGTATCGCCACTTGCGCGTTGTTTGTTGGTGGATTGATAGTCAATTACAACACCGGGTTGTGATGCCGCATGTACCGCCAAACCCAACGCCCAAAAGTGGTCGGCGTGGCCATCGGGTGTGCGTTCAGCAGTAAAGCGAATGTTGCCCGCTGCAGTGGTTTGTTTTGTCACTTGGCGCAAGTCAGCGCGGATTGCAGGCTCATGCGGAATACGCAGTGTGCGATCTTCCATGCGGCCTTTAATTGGATAGGCCAGCGCTTCCTTCACGCGCGGCGTAAAGGTCACGCATTCGATTTTGTGCTCACCGAATTTATCAACGGCATCATCACCCCAGCCAATACCCAAACCGGTGTAGTCAATACAAACCCGCTCACAGCGTTCAAACCAGGGCCACAGTATTTTTTCCTGATCGGATTTGCGCATGTTTTTGAGCCGCACAATGTGGCGGGTGTAAAGCACATCACCCAGCAGCTCCACAATCCAGAGCACGGTCAAATCGCTCTTGCGGCCAATGTCTACGCCTGCAAACAAGCGGCTGCCTTCGATTTGCTCCCACTCAACACCAGCTGCATACTCGGCAGAGGCAATTAAATCGTATTCCAGAAAGGCGACATCGTCGTCAGCGGGATTGCACATGTACTCTTGCTGAAAGCTTTCTTCATCGGCACAACCACTGCGTACAAAGTCAAAATAGGCCGCCTCATCCATTGCTTGGCGTTCGTCATCCGCTGGAAGCATTTGCTGCAGCTTGTATAGAAAGCCTTGATCAAGAGCGTCTTGCAATGTGACGCGGTGCAGGCTGATGTTTTTCGGGTTGCCGTTTTCACGCGCTTCACGAATCAACTGATTAAAAAAATTATTGCTGCCACGGTGCGTGCTGATCACTTCCATATTGCCGCCCCAGGTGATGCCAGGGTACGCAATGCTCCATAGCTTGCGTGGATCCGGGTGCAAGGCGAATTCATCCAACACGCGGCCACCGCGTTTACCGGCCTGCGCGTCTGGGTTACTACTCATTGAGTGAATGCGTTTGCTGCTGGTGAATTCCAACACATAGGCGCTGATGCGGTTCTTTTCATCCAACATGACTTCGCCCAAATCTTTGGCGGCCATGTTCATAATTTTTGCCCAGTGCTTACAGTCCTCGATAAATAAACGCGCTTGCAAGTCATCGCGGCTGCTTACCCATTGGTCGTGTCGCGCACCTTGTAGTGATGTGCGTTCGTTACAAGCGTAAGCCGTTGACCAACTGAGGCCGATCTGACGGGATTTTTCCATCAGCTTTAAGCGCGAGTCATCCTTAATCCAGCGGGACTGGAATGGTAAAAAGATTGCGCCCGGATTCGCAGGGATATTTTTGGCGTTACCTTTGAGTGTCATCAGTTAATACCCAGTGCATCGCGAATGGCTTGTTTGGTTTCTTCGGTTACACCGCCTTTGGTAGGCATGGCCTCTAACTTCGCTTTTTGCTCTTCCAGCAATTTCTTCCGCGCATTTTGTTCAATGGCAAATTTTTTCTGAGCGATGGTTGCCTTTGCCAGCTCCGCAATTGCTTTAGCAGCTTTAGGTAAATCCACTTTGCCTTCTTCGGCCAATAGCAGACTGAATAGGCGCTCTTGCACCAAACGCATCAGTGCATCGCTCACAGCACCTTCATCATCCGGCGTGGCTTCTACAATCGCTTTGGCTTGTTCGCTCGCCATTTTCAGTGCAGCAAGGCGCTGCTCAAAATCCTGACCGTAGCGATGAAGTGAGCTTTTACTAATATCAAAACCGCGATCCTTCAGCTCAGCTGCCAGCGTCTGGTACTCACTGAAGTTGCTTTCAATTAACGCACGATCCAACCAGGCTTTTACTTCTGGCGGCATTAGTTTGACTTTGCTGCGGGTACCCATGGCGTCACCAGTATTTAGCTGGGCGAGCAATGCCAGGTTCAACGTCAACGGTGTACTCAGCAATGTCTACACCGTAGCGGGTTAAATCAGCAGACCATTGGCCGCTGGGTGATTTTTCCAAATCAACCAAGTCGCGGTCTTTTAAGTACTCCAACTCACGGCGCACCTCCAGTGGGGTCGCATCGGTATACACCGCTTGAATGGTGGTGAGCACAATATTTTCGTGTGCACCCACCGGGCGAGCATTTTGCAGTGTGAGCAAAATCATCCAGCGGATGGTTTCGCGGCGAATTTTTGCGGGATCAACGTTCATTTTTGGCGACCTCTTTCAACTGCCAGTTTTCAATTTTTAACGCCAGCGAATCGATTTTGGTTTCAATCACTGTTTGGTTGCGTATGTAGTCTTCGCGTCTTACATACTGGTTTGGCAGTTCTGCCTGAAACCGCAAAAAATCTTTTTCCAGTCGCACCCATTCCTGCGCGTCCTTTTCAATGGCATTCAGCTTTCCCTCTATGCGGCGCTCGAACTGTTTAAACACCAAGGAAAGCAGCCCCCAAATTGCGCCAATCAGCGCAAGCATTAACGTAATGCCTATTCCAATTAATTCGCCCGGACTCATGTGTTACTCACTTTGTTTTTTGATTAGTTCCCAATACTTACCCGCACACTCACCGTATTGGTCGTACATTTTTTTCAGCGCTGCCATCGTAGCATCGCAGCCGTTATCGAGCGGGCGGGCCACCGGTGCGCAAGGCACCAGCAAAACCGCTGCTTGCGGTTTGGTCGGCGCGGTCTGCCGCTTGGTGGAGCTGCTGCATGATGTTGTCATCAAACACGCAGTTAAAACGCAGGTGAGCAGTAGCAGCGAGCGCATTGGTAAATACCTGTGTTGATTGGGCATCCGCTTTTTTGCGGTCATTAATGGTTTGGGATAGTTGCAGATTTAACTTGCCCGCCTGCTTGGTTTGTTCTGCCAAACCATCGAGTGATTTATTGAGTGATGCAATTTCATCGCCCAGGTTTTTCTGCGTTGTATTCGCAACGCCCATCACGTAACCCAGATATCCGGTAACGCCGTATGTGATTGCAGCGATTGCTATTGCTAGTAGGTGCTTTCTCATCAGAATTTAAACCCCATGCAAACCCCATTACCCCAACCGGCGCTTACATAAAGCGGTTCCCAGCGGGAAAGAATCGCCCTTGGGTAATGGCGATTCTCTTTAAAATTCGCGGCGGATCTGCCCGCGTTGAATTTTTCAATTGAGTAAAACCAAGCCAGCTCATCAGCCCCAGAAGCTAATGCCAGCCTGCGGTCACGGTTTACCCAACCTTGGCCGCCGTTATAGGCAGAGAGGATCATTGCCCAGTGGTCGCACTGGGAACGGGCTTGGTTTCGCTTGTGCAGGTACAGGTCGTATTGCACCAGGGCGCGCATGGCCCAGCCGGGGTTGTAGGGTTGCGGGTTTGCTAAATGTTTTGGGTAAGCCGCTGCGATCCACTCAGTAGTGGTCGGCATAAATTGCGCGAGACCTTCAGCACCTACTGGTGAGCGTGCATCAATTCGCCAGCGGCTTTCCTGATGCACTTGCGCAGCAAATGTTGCGATGGGTGCATCAAGCCCCCACACCGCATATGCGCTGCGCACAAGTACGGCGCGATGTTGTTTGGCAGCGCTGGGGATTGCTTCAGCCTTGACAGGTGTGCAGCTAACTATCATCAACACAACTACTGTGCCGACAATTAAGCCCTCAAAAATGGCGCACAGTAGGCTGTAAAAAAACATTTCTCTGCGCGAGTAATTCCGCAAATCGAATTCTTTACGCATGATTAAAGCCCCAGCGTTACGCCAAGAATGGTGCAGCCAACAATAATGGCGCGGCGGAGCATTGCAGCAGCAAACACGCGGTTGTATTGCTCAACCACTTCAAAATCCGCTTCGTTTTCATTTTCCTCGCTACCCTTCTGCCAAAACTTTTTCAGGTAGCCGTCTGGCCGTGCGTAGGGGAACAGCGCGCGGTCAATCCAATAACCGGCAATGGCAGCGGAAATAACCAGCGCGAATTTGTAGTAAGCCACCTCGGCTTGCTGGGGCGAGGTGAAATACAAGCCAGCGAACAACAAGGCGCTGAATAAAATCCAACTGAACAGCCGTGGCCAAGCCGCTTCAGCAATGGATTTGCCCGGAAAGAATTGCAGCGCCACCCATGCCAGCAACGCAAACGCTGCCACCACCATGATTAATAACCAGACTTTTTCCATCGCTTTTTCCTCAGTTCGCTGTGATTAATGAGTTGATTCACTACAGGAACTTCAGAGTAAGGAGCGGCGGCGTTTTTGTATTTTGACAAGCGTCAAAATACGCAAGCACCTCGCGCGCGCGAAGATGGCGGCGTTAAAGCGGAGGGCATAACAATGATTGAAGTGATTTACGCAAAACGCGCCAGCTGGGAAAGCCGCATTAAATTATGGCAATGGCACCAGCGTTTAAAACCAGAATTGACTCGCGCCACTATGCTGGAGTTTTAATTATGAAATGGGGAATTTTATTCAGATGGCAAAGCTTTTGGATTGGTGCGCACTGGTCGCCGTATAACCGGCGACTGTGCGTTAATTTGGTTCCGTGTGTGACGGTGTGGGTTACGGCAAGGGAGGGAGCAATACCGCAATGTGATCATTAATTATTAGACGATGATCGGCACAAATTTATAATTATGACAGTGAGAAGGAAAATCTGAGTGAGATTGTTCACCGTTGATCCTACGGCAACCAACATGCCAACCCCTCCGTTTTGGCCGGCGAGGCTTAACAAAGCCGCAGAAAATGTGACCATTAAGCAAAATATGGTTACGTAATAAATATAGAAAAACTGATCTAAAAAGCCTTTCTCCTTGTACCGCTTAAAAGATTTTGACTGAGAAATTGAAAAAAGCACAGTAATTACAGCAGCCAGAAAGCCAAGCATAGTAAAAGCAAATGTTGCCAATATTACAGCTACATTTGCCTTCTGCAGATGTAGAGTCATTGAGTATTCTGGGTAAGCGTTAATTAGGCTCTTGTAAACCCATAATAATATTGGCCCAGGTAGCATTGTCAGACAGGCGAACAAGAGCATCAAAATCAGCTTCCTGGAGGTTTTCACGATTTATATACTCCCTCAATTTTGAGTGTAGATGACGATTGCTATTAAATTTTTCGTTTAGCAGCCCTGTAATTCTGGTTTGATTACTTTTATCTACAGAGTCTGAGATGTGCCCCTTTCCTACAAGATAAAAATCGCTGATTTGTGAATCTAACTCTTCTTTTGCCCTGATTGTCATTTTGATAATGCCGTCATCAGCTGTAGTATTTATTAATTTAGAAACCGCTTCACGAATGTTTTTCCGCGCCTTTGGTCTTATGGTTACTTCAAATCCATCAATATCTGCTGTTTCGTCTTGAGTTAAACCAAGTGCACCAATGAAATCTTGAGCAACATTATTTTCTTTTTCAACTGAAATAGTTGCTTTGCCAATAAAGGGCATCTGTAATGCATCTGCGCGGGTAGCTTGATGCAATATTGCCTCCGCAGAGAAACGCCAGTCCGTAACTCCTAAGCTACCAAGTAGATCATTAACATACCTGATGAAAATGTTCGCTTTGGGGGCCATTAGAGTTGAGCCAAAACCAAAACAGTCATCCTTAATCAAAAGGTATGATGCAAACCCCAATGCCTCGCCATTTTCAAGTAAATCATTTACTTCTGCTACTGACAGATTATTAGTGTTGATTGTGCGTATCAGCTCGCTATTACGCGTTATCAAAAATAAGAAAACATTACTGTTTTCATACATCAAGTAAAGATGTTCATCTTGATGGAGAAATTGGTTTTTAAATTCTACATTATCGAGCCTGCAATAGTTTTTAAGCAGTCTTGGTAGATCCAGTCGCTTTCTTTCCATTGTTTCATCGTTTTTCAAGCAATAGCCAAAGTAGCTTACTTTCATTATCAAATAGTCTCTATGTTCGTTGTTCAGTAGTCTGTAAGTTAGTCACATTGTGATTTTCAACATGGCGCTAAAATAGATCATTCAGGCATCGTGAGCTTTTCACCATCAGAAAAAATGATAACCTCGGGTTCGAAACGACTTGTATATTTGCCTTTTTCCAGGCGAGCAATAGCTTTATGAGCATCCAAAAACTGGTTGTAATCTCTTGATCCAATCCAAGTAGTGCTAGCACCGGCCTTTAGTCCGTCATCGTAGCCGAATGCAACGTGACCAATTTTGTTATCAAAAATATCTACAAAATTGACCACTCCTTTAATTCCAACTATGTCTTTCACTCCTTTGTTTTCAATAGCGATTTCAAAAACCTGCATCTCGCTGTAATCAACCTTCTTTAAATATGTGTTGAGCACTGTGACGGTCACAGTTCCATCTATACGCTGTTTTATCGCAGCTTTTTCCTGTTCAATTTTTTCTCTTAATGCTTTTTCTTCAGCGGCTTTCTGTTCTTTTAGAAGCTTTTCTGCTGCTGCCTTTTTCTCAGTCTCTTCCTGCCAGTTCTTTTGGTTTTGAATCGCATCGGCAACAGTAGTGCCGGGTAGCATAGGCTCACCACCAAAAGCCTCTCCCATTTTCGAGCGCATCAGATATGCACCCAGTAATTTTTTTTCTTCATCGCTTAGCTTTTCAATGATTGGCTTTAATTCGGTGTCCCATTTAGCTGGATCGCTAGGGACGATAGATTGTTTGGGATCGCTGCAAGCACTGAGGAATACAACACAACATAAGGCAATAATCAGTTTCATCTTAAATACTCCATCTGTTTTTATTAATTCATATAAATTGGTGATGCTTTATGTGATCACCAAAACTTCCACCAAGCCTGCTTTTTTTCCGCTGGAGGGGCTTGCTCAGCGGGCTTAACCAGTACCACCACTTCCTGGGTTACCGCTATGAGTTTTTTAAGTTGCCAAACTTTTAAGCCCTTGAAGTGCGTAGAACCGTATTGAATTTGGCTGATCCGTTGGACAGGCTCCAGCAAGTTATTTGCCTTTGCCAATGTGAGCAGCTCGGCCACCAGCCGGATAACTTCCGGGTCTGGCTGTGCAGGTGCCGGCGCTGCATGAATATTAATGATATTGCCTCCTGCAACTTGTCCTACCGATCCTTGGAACTCTTGGGCTATACCTTTACCTCTTTCCACAAAAGCTCCTTAACGCTACTTCTTATCACTCAGGTCAAACTTGACCCCTTTATTGAATACCGCTCCGCCTTCAATAGCCTGACCTACTGATCCATGAAATACCTGTTTTGCCGCAGGCGGCGTACCGCCATAAACCATCGCCAAGGTGCGTCGCTTGGTTTCTGCATCCATTTGGCGAAAGCCCTTTAAAAGCAGCTCCTCCTCTCCCGCAATCGTTGCTTCAGCGCGCTTGCCTGTAATTACAAAAAGAACATCCACACCTACGCGCTCGATTGCCGCCAAGTAGCTTAAATCAGGGGATCTTTCACCACTTTCATAGTTCGCCTGCGCGCGCCGTGAAACACCGCCGATGGCGCCAAACGCATCCTGAGTAAACCCGAGGCGTTCGCGCTCCTCTTTTAACCGCTCAAAAATATGCACAAGCGTACCTTTATTAGTTGACATGTGCACATTCGTGCACAATAATCACCACAACAAAACACAAATATCTCTTAAACATCTTTCAGCAACAAAGGAGCCACCGCCATGGCGAAGTTACTGACTGGCGAACAGGTTAAAGCCCGTTTTCGTGCCGCCGGTAAAACTGTTACCCAATGGGCCGAGGAAAACGGCTACACCCGTGGTGCCGTTTACCGCGTGCTCAATGGCTTCGATAAAGCCCATTACGGCAAGGCGCACGAAATTGCCGTTGCCCTGGGCATGAAGTCTGACGAATCACAAGCCGCCTAAGGATAGCAGCCATGTCGCCCTTCACTCTATTTTTTGCCCGCTTGGTTGAATTGCTTGGCGCCGAAAACGCCACGCAGCTTGTGCGCGAGTTTGCCGGACAAACCCTGCGGTTTCCTATTACAGACCATTACGACACTACTGCTCGCAATGATTTTGGCTTCCCTGCCGTTGCTCCAATTCTTGGCGCCGGTTACGAGCGCTCTCCATCAGCGAGCACAACTCGTTCACTGCAGAACGGGCTTCTTCATTCAACGGCTCAGGAAAATGCTTCTTACGCAGCTCAGCTTCCAGGTGCGGGCCATGCACAAGGCCGCCCATCTCAAGTATCGCAACTGTGTGCAACACCACCTGAGTCAACGCATTCAGCTGGGCCTGTAGAGATTGAATCTCAAGCGCCGGATCTATCTGGGTCATAACCATGCTCCGTTTAGTGAATTTAACACAGCCCATTATCCAGACCAAAAGCGCACTGCATAGCTGCAAAAACGGTTTTTGTTTGGAAGCGGAAAAAGCCTTGTGCGGAGCGGTATTCCAATGACTCGCCGCAATTGGAAACGCACCCAGCCCAACAGCCTTCGCCACGCGCTGGAACTGTGCAAGGACTACGCGAAGGAAAAGCACAACCTGAGTGTTGAGCGCATTGCTGAGCGTATGGGCGAGGCCGATCACTGGACGCTGTACAAGTGGATGCAGACCGGTCGCATCCCTGCGGTGGCGATACCCGCTTATGAAGCCGCCTGTGGAATTGATTTTGTAACGCGCTGGCTCGCTGGCACCAGCGGCAAGTTGTTAATCGCAGTACCCAGTGGCCGCAAGTTGAAAGTGAATGATGTTTCAACACTGCAAGAAAGTTTGCACAGCACCGTGAGTGCATTGATTGATTTTTACAACGGCAAGGCCGAGCAAGAAGCAACGCTGGCCGCTGTTACTAACGCCCTTGAAAGCCTTGCCTGGCACCGGGGGAACGTGGAGCAACACAACCAGCCTCAGCTGGATTTAGGAGATAGCGATGCATAACAAACCACACCGTTTCACTGATGTTAAGGGCATGCCTTGGACGCTGACTGCGTTGGCCATGACCGGAACCCAGTTCGCGCTTGAATCAGACGTTTCAAGTGTTTGCGTAGTAGCACGCAAAGCAGCAGTCACCGTGGATGAAACCAACGCACAGCACCCATTCGTACTGGAACTGGATGACAACGCGAGCGTGACTATCGATACACCGACTATGGAAAAGCTGGACGAATTTTTACAGGCGGTGGCGGCATGAGCAGCGACAAAGGCCGCACCACAGACACTGGGGCAAAAATTTTGAAAGTGCTGATTGCACTAAGGGGGCACTCATTAACCGGATTAAGCAATGGCCAATTGGCCAAGGCGCTGGAGGAAAGCCCCAGCACCATCAACCGCTACTTGAACACGCTCATCGAAGCGGGACTTGTAGAAAGGAAACCCAGTGGCCTTTTTACACACAGCGTAATGATGCTGCAAATCGCAACAGCACACGCCAATGAAATGAGCCGCGCACGCGCAAAGATTGATGAACTCGACCAGCGAGTAATCGCCGGTTCATACCGCTAACCACCAACCAGGAGCACCTTAAATGGCCCGCACTAAAAAAGAAAACGATAGCGTTGTGATTGAAAACGGTGATGCATCACCAGCACTCACGCAGCTCTCAGAAACCGGCACCCAAATGAGCGAGCACTCGCAGCAAATTATGAATACCTACGGTGAGGGCTTGCCCTATGACCGCAGCCGCGTAGTGCATGAGACTCGCTTTTATATGGCCCAAAGCGCTGAGGCAATGCTGGAAGCTGGTAAGCGCTTGGTGATTTTAAAAGAGCATGAGCCGCACGGTGATTTTGAAAACATAGTGCGCGAACAACTTGCCCTGCCTGAGCGCACAGCCCAGCGCATGATGCAAAGCGCAATTAAATACCTTTCACCAAAGCTTCAATCAAAAGCGCCAGCGCTGGCGCTTTTGGGCAAAACCAAACTTTTCGAATTAATGACGGAAGACGATGACGCTCTGGCAGAACTGGCAGATGGCGGCACTGTTGCCGGCATGTCGCTCGATGATATCGACCGTATGAGTTCACGTGAACTGCGCAAAGCACTGCGCGAAGCAAAAGAAAGTTTGGAAGCAAAAGACGAAGTTGCAGCCAAAAACCAAAAGCGCATCACTCAACTACAAGAAAAAGCGGTGCTGCTGCAAAAGCTTCCTGCTGATGAAAAAGCAAAACAACTCTGCTCTGAAATTGCCGCACAGCAAGCCGGTATTGATGAAGAAATACGCACGAATTTCTTTAACGCCCTGCAAACACTGGTAAACCACGGTGGGGGCGATCATCTGGCATTTATCAAAGCACAAATTCAAATGTTGGATGACGCGGTGAAATTGCTGCGCGATGAATTTGGTGGTGCAGGCTTGGCATGGGAACAGGAAGCCAATTAATGAACCCAGCACTGATAGAGGCTCTACAGTCCGTTGCCCGCGCTGCCGAGGCAGCGGGGCATGGGCAAAAGAATGCCGTTTATCAGCAAGCGGCGCAACACATGGGCATGTCGCTCGCGACACTGCATCGCAAATTAAAAGAGGTGACTTTTGTGAAAACCCGTAAGCAACGCAGCGATGCAGGCACCAGCCAACTCACCTTTGAAGAAGCAAAAATTATTAGCGGCTACCTCATGGAAAGCCACCGCAAAAATGAAAAGCGTTTGGCGAGCGTGAAAACCGCGCTGGAAGTGTTACGCGCTAATAATTTAGTTCGCGCTGAAGGTGTAGACAAAAACACCGGCGAAATGCGCCCGCTGAGTGTGGATGCCGTTACGCGCGCGCTCTACAAATTTCGCTTGCACCCGGAGCAATTAAACCGCCCCACACCAAAAATGACTATGGCCAGTTTGCACCCAAATCATGTGTGGCAAATAGACCCTTCGCTTTGCGTTTTGTATTACCTGCCTAGCAAAAAAGGCGAAGCATTGCAAGTAATGAGCGAGAAAGAATTCTACAAAAATAAGCCAGAAAATATTGTGCGCGTAGAAAAAGAACGCGTGTGGCGTTACGTGATTACCGACCACGCCAGCGGCTGGATTTTTGTGCACTACGTTCCCGGTGCAGAAACCGGAAAAAATTTGGTGGACAGCTTTATTACTGCAACGCAAAAGCGCCACCCAAAAGACCCTGTGCATGGCATTCCATTTATGGTGATGGTTGACCCAGGCAGCGCGAACACCGGCGCCGTATTTAAAAACCTGTGCGAAGCACTAAACATTATTTTGCAGGTAAACCAACCAGGTCAGCCATGGGCGAAGGGCCAAGTAGAAAAGGCCAACGACATTGTTGAATGCGAGTTTGAGCATCGCATAAAACTGATGACGAACCCACCAACGTGCTTGGAAGAACTGAATATTGCCAGCGCGAATTGGATGCGTTGGTTTAACTCAACTCAAATTCACACGCGCCACAACCAAACGCGTTATTCCGCATGGGCGCGCATTACTGAAGAGCAATTAATTATTGCACCACCTGCCAACGTGTTACGCGAGCTGAGCTATTCAGCACCTGAACCACGCACTGTATCGGCGTTGCTCACTATTGAATTCAAAGGCAAGGAATACAGCGTTAAAGATGTGCCAGGTGTTGAAGTGAAAGAAAAAGTTTTGGTCACGATAAATCCGTGGCGCGATGACGGCAGCATTCAATTGATTACGCTGAATGCGCATGGCCAAAAAATCATTCATGTATTGGAGCCAGTTAAAAAAGATGACTTCGGCTTCCCGATGGATGCGCCGGTACTTGGCACTGAATACAAGCGTCATGCGGACTCTGCAATCGACACTAACCGCAAAGCCATTGAGCGCTTGGTGATGGATGCCGCAACCGATGAAGAGGCCAAACAAAACCGCAAAGGTAAAAAAGTCCCATTCGCTGGCCGCATCGACCCGATGAAAAACATCACCGACACTACACTGCCGGATTACATACCCAAGCGCGGTACCGAGAGCGATTTAATCGCACCACAGGTGCAAAGCATTGTGCTCACTCACGCTGCCGCCGCGAAAAAACTCATCGCGAAATTAGGTGATGCCTGGAAAGGCTCCGAACATTTCGCGTGGTTAAAACAACGATACATCGATGGGGTTCCTGAAGACGAATTGGACGGAATCGTCCAACAACTGCAGCAAGTGCAAGCCGCGCCGCTGCGTTTAATTAAATAGCCAATTGGCTGCCAGGGCATAGCGTAATTGCCCGACAATTTTCGGAGTTACAAACATGCTTGTTCTAAAAAAGACACTGAATGAATTGGGGTTGCTACAAACCAACCTCGCAATAGCCTGCGATATGAGCAATGCCACCATTGCACAGCTGCTCAACCACGGCCTGTGGCCAAAAACAGAAGAAAAGGCAAAGGAATTGCGCGAAAAAATCATGAATTTTCTCAAGCAGTACAACGCAGATAACGATTCGGTTTTTGATGTTATTGAAGCGGAACCGATGAAGCATTTGCAAGCAATGCCAAAAGCGCTAACCACTAAAGATATTAAAAAACAGTCCGAGGAGGACGACCATATGCTGTTACGCAAACAGTCTTTAACCCCTAAAGCCAAACAACAATTTGGCCTAATGCGTGACCCGTTTACGGATTTGCGCAGCGCCGATGATATGTGGGTAAGCCCTGACATTCGCTACGTTCGTGAGTGCATAGCTCACACCGCGAAACACGGTGGATTTACAGCGGTGATTGGTGAAAGTGGAAGCGGTAAATCTTCTATTGCGATTGATTTGGAACAGCGCATTGAAGATGAAGGTCTGCCGATTATTTTGGTTAAGCCTTATGTGTTAGCAGCTGAAGAAACGGAAACCAAAGGCACCGTTTTGAAGTCCGCCCATATTGCAGAAGCCATTCTGCGCAAGCTGACGCCGAATGCACCTATGCGTATTTCACCTATGGCGCGTTTTACTCAAGTCCACAACGCGCTCATTAACAGCCACAAGAGTGGTTACAGCATTTGCATCCTGCTCGAAGAAGCGCACTCCATGCCAACCACCACGCTGCGCCACTTCAAACGCCTGCTGGAATTACGCATTGGTTTTACGCCTTTGGTCAGTGCAGTGTTGATTGGTCAGCCTGAATTAAAAATAAAACTGGATGAACGCAATGCGGAGGTGCGTGAAATTGTTCAGCGCTGTGAAGTGATCACGCTCAACCCTATGCGCCCTGAATTGGTTGAAGATTTTTTGCGTCATCGCTTTGCGCGCGCGGGTGCAAAGGTGGAAAACGTGATCGACCAAACCGGTATTAACCGCATTGCTGAGCGCTTGGTGTCGCGCGCAGGTGAAAGCCAGTTGTATCCACTCGCCATCGGTAATTTTGTGCTCGCCGCCATGAACATCGCAGCAAACATTGGTGTGCCGGTAATTGATGCATCAATCATTGATGAGGTGATGTGATGAGCCAGGAAATGTTCTGCCCGCACGCAGAGCGCCTCATGGCAGCGGCCAGCTGTGTGCAAATGCTAAGTGAAGCTGGGCACAAACTTATTTCGGTCAATGTGACCGATAAAGATGCGGTGATATCCATTAACTACACACCAAAAACCAAATCGCTTGATGGTAAATCGGCTGGCGTGATTTGTATTAAAGGTGCTTATTTTTTTGTTTATCAGAAAGCCATTGCCGGTGTTTTGGTTCGCTGGTTGGAGCCATACCACGATGCGCAAATTATCCGGAGGCTGCACTAATGGATGTTCAACGCTATCAGAAGCAAGACCTCTCTGCCGCCATGAATTTGATGAATATCCACATGGCCAAGTTGACCAAAGCGGTTGAAGCAAGCAGCTACCCTGAAGCATGCAGCGCGCTGCGTGCGATTCAGGATGAATGCAATAACGCGAGCAAAGTGGCCTCGCACTTGAATGATCAACGGAGGTAGGTATGACACAGGTACCAGAAGGCTATAAAGAAGATGGATCGGGCGCGCTGCGCCCGGTCTCCACCATCAAACAAATTGATTTGCTGCGCGATGAATTAGTGCAAAAGATTGTTACGCGCGCGGCAGATTTGAATGCACAACTGAAGGCATTCAAGCAAGAAGCATTGGCTGAAATTACCGCATTTATTGAGCTGAGCGCCGCTGAGCATGATGTAAAGCTGGGCGGGCAAAAAGGCAATGTGACGCTCACCAGTTTTGATGGCCAATTCAAAGTGCTACGCGCCAACCATGATTCTATTTCGTTCAATGAGCAGATCCACGCGGCAAAAGAATTGATCGACGAATGCCTGCGTGATTGGACGGGGCGCCCTGGCATTCCGCAAGGCTTAGTTGCCATCGTCAACACCGCGTTTAAACGCAATGCGAATGGCGACATCAGCGTGAGCCGCATTATGGATCTGCGCACCTATGACATCGCCGATGAACGCTGGAAAAAAGCCATGAATATCATCGCCGATAGCATCCGCGTACTGGGCACCATCACTTACTTACGCATTCAAAAACGCGTTGACCGCAGCGATAAGTATTTGAATGTCCCTCTTGATATTGCGGGGGTGTGAGCGTGAGTGACGATGTTGATGTAGCAAACAAATTAGCTGATGACGCAGTTGCCCGCGCCTTGGCTAATCGCGTCCAAACTGTTGTAACTGTTCGCCCAATTGATTGCTCAGAGTGCGGTGATCCAATCGAACCAAAACGCCGCGAAGTGGTTGCCGGTACCGAACATTGTTCAGAGTGTGCAAAGTATTTTGCAGAGCGTGATCGGTTTAATAACGGGGGGCGTTGAGATGGCCGACGATAAAATTTTAGACAAAATTAAAAAATGCTTGGCATTGGCTAAATCATCCAATGCCAATGAAGCGCAAATTGCATTGCGTCAAGCGCGCAAGCTAATGGAACAACACAACATTGAGTTTGCCGATGTGCAAGCATCGGTGGTAACTGAATCCTCCAGACTGATTAGTGCGAAACCTCCCACTTGGGCGTGGAAGCTTGCCCATGTTTCTGCTGGTGCCTTTGGCTGTGATTTTATTGGCGTAGAGACTTGGAAGGGGGTGCAGTTTCGCTTTATCGGTATTGATAGTTTCCCTGAATTATCAAGCTATGCGTTTGATGTGCTGTCTCGCCAATTAAAAAAAGCGCGTAGTGAGTATGTAGGTTCGTTGAAGCGCTGCAAGCTATCAACCAAACGCCGCCGTGGTGATGAATTTGCAGATGCCTGGGTTAATTCGGTTTATCAATTGATTGCTGATTTCGCCGGCGCCGATGAAGAGGTTGTATTGCAAATTGAAGCATACAAAACCAAAACCTATCCAGATTTAATGACTACGCCGATGAAAACACGCAAGAGAAATGCGCGTGATGTAGAGGCACGTTACGCAGGCCATCGCGCGGGAAAATCCGCGTCACTGCATAAGGCTATGGGTGCTGATCAACGAACTGCAATTGGTCACTCTGGAGCTAATTAATAATGCCGCCACTAACAGCAATCACCTTTGATTGGCGCCCAGGCGAGGCAACTTACCATCACCTGGCACAACTCAGCATCCCTCGCTCATTTATAGAGGATCAGGTGGCCGAGTTTGTTTTGTACTGGCAAGAGCGCGGCCAGCAAAACCATAGTTGGAACGCAAAGTTTGCCAAGCACGTGCTGCACGAGTGGCGCTTGCATGAAGTCAATCAGGCAAAGCAGCAAGCAGTAAAGCCGCTAACTGCGATGACCAGCGACTGGAAACCCAGCAATAAAGCGACCGATTTTTTGCTGAAGGCAGGTATGAGTACTGCGTTTATCGAGGAATGCACCGCGTCATTTGTTTTGTACTGGCAAGAGACGGGAGCATTGCACAACACCTGGAATAGTAAGTTTGTTGGGCACTGCCAGTATCACTGGAATCAGCAGAATAAAGCCGCCGCCATCGCCCTATACCGCGCGACTAACGCCAATGATGCAACCCGTGGTAGCTCGCTAACGAATCAACTAACTGACAGATCCTGGGCGAACAAATAGGTGGTTTATGCATAGCGCAAAGATTGATCGCAGTAAGCGGTTACAGCGGGTTGATGCACTGCTGGCCGATGGCAAGGAATACAGCACAATGGATATCGTGCATACGGCGCAGGTGTGTGCAGTGAATAGCATCATCGCCGAGCTGCGCGCCAATGGCCGTGCTATCGCCTGCCGCCGTGACAAACACATCTGGTATTACCGGAGGACTGATTGTGCAAAAGCCTAATATTGAAGCGCGCCGCAAGCAGCTTATTAAATTGATCCACGTTGGTCGCCGTGAGCTGGGTATGCAAGACGATGATTACCGCGCGATGCTGGCGAATATTCCGCAATTGGAAGGGGCTACCAGCTCCGCGAAGTTACCAATTCCAAAACTCAAGCTGGTTTTGGAAACCCTAAAAGCCAAAGGGTTTAAGGTTGTTCCAAAAGGTAGAACCCCGCAACGCAAACTGGCTGACGACCCGCAAAGTAAGCTGATTAGGCACCTCTGGCTAAGCCTGCATAGCGCTGGCAAGGTGCGTGATTCATCTGAGAAGGCGCTGAATAGCTATGTGGCTCGTTTAACCAAGGTTGATCAGTTGCAATGGCTTGATCGCAAGCAGGCGGCCACAGTTATTGAATCGCTAAAGTCTTGGCTGGAGAGGTAGTTATATAAATGAAGAACTCAGCTATGGAGCTTCGCCGCGATGCGTTCTTGGATGACCTGTCTGGTCAGGTCGCTATCGTGTTGCGGGAGCTAAATATAGATGAGGCAAAGGCCGAGATCGCAGCGGCGGAAGTGACAGCAAAGGTTGTCGCCAACTTTGGCGGGCAGCAGCTGTATATCCCAAAAGATTACACCCACAAATCTCAGGAGCGCGCCCTGGCAATCTATGAGGCTTGCAACGGTAGGAATCACTCGGAAGTCGCCCGGCAGTTCGATATCTCCGAGCGCTCCGTGTACCGGATCTATAAGCGCATCCATGCCCAAATAATCGCCCGTAACCAGTGCGATATGTTCAATTCTCACTAG